TAGGCTAATAACTCTCCGCCGATTCGTTCTAATTCCGTGGCCCGTTCATAGGAATCAGACAACTGACTGGCAGCGGTTACCGCTAATCAACCCGTACCGGCTGCAGTCTTTGCCTAAGAACAACTGGCGCAATACATCGCCCCGTTCGTTCTGGTTGAGCTGGAAGGTATCCGCCAATACTTCTACCGCTTCTACCGGATTGTGAGTCAGCGGAATCTGTCTGGCTTCCTGTAATTTACAGACAGAAAGATGGAATTTCGTCTCATCGACGGCACAACGGACAATATCCTGTACTTTCATAAAAAAGGTTTTATCATCCTGTGCCAGTGTTTCATCGGAATAGAGTTCATAGGCATCGCTTGGCTGTTCATTGATTTGCCGTCCCACATGATATTTCTTCTGGGCGTAGTCTTTGATGATCAAGCCATTCTTGCAGACTAAGCGAAATACCAAGGGTTCCACCCGTAAACTGCCTAATCCGATTTCACTGTTACTGATGACAAAGCCGGCCTGTACGACATCGCCTACGGCTACTTCTTCCTTTAGTTTCCGATTGATGACCTTGAGATACAAGTGGGCATCGGTCACGTCACAGCTCGTAATTTCGGCCCCTTTCATCTCCTGAATCACCGTCAACACGGCACTGCATAATTCCAGATGATCCAATCTGCGATACCGGTCAGAGAGAAATGCTCGGACGCTGTGATCCAGTACCCGGACCATCCGCCGTTCCGGTGTCTGCCGGAACCAGCCGTTCACGCTTTCATCCAGCAGCATAGGAAATTCCTGCTGCATTTTCTGATAGTACCGGTACGGGATCTGCAGCCGGGATGCAATCTGCTGATGTGCAATCGGGCTTACCGTATACTGTTTCTCCGTATTGCCAAGCAGTACCGCTAATTTCGATACCCCATCTGTCGTCTCCATCTCCAGATTCCGGGTATCGGCCAAAAAATCCTTTCGGCTCTTCCGCTGCCGGGTAAGCTCGGCACCTATTTCTTGTAACGTTCGACCTTGTTTCATGATCAAGTTCCTCCTTATATGATTATATATAAACATATGTGATACCATAATTAAAACAGCAAAAGGCCCGGACTGCTATGAGTTCGGGCCAGCTGTTTTCTATGTTACTATGTTCCTCTGCAGGGGATTGCGATGTCATTCGCAATACTGCTCAGTCATGTATATAGTATATAAGTAAAATGAAGAAAAATAACAAATACAATTTATGCTCAAATCAATTGCTCAATGAATACACAGAGTATGATAACACTGTATATTTTGGCACTGAATATGGAAAGATTGTAGACTATTAGTGTACGCCAATTTTATTTTACATACATGTACTACTAGCAGACTTTAAAATAGCTGACATATCAAAAAGATATGGCCTTTTTGTTTCAATACATAGACATATTCATGTAATATTGCCCCAGTCGTATAAATGTCGTCCAACCCTACCACGTAATTGATACAATGCAACGATAACCCGGATTTTGAACACCCCCGTGTGCATCTTCGTCTTGTACTTGAGAAAAAGATTTTGATTTATAATGGTCAGATCATAGTTAGAATACTTCCACTAAATTGATCCTATTGGGACATCAATTCTGTCCCTAGCAACACAGACATTATTTTTGACAAGAAAACATTCAACATAATGTGAACCAGCGAAATCAGTGTGCTCATAATGATGCTTAGAATTTGTTTTATCAATATTCCCACGAATCATATTTTTATTTTCAGCTTCTACACCAACATTTCTTACTTTCCACCAGATTTGATAAGGCGTTGGACAATTTGTCTCAGCGATATAGAAGTCAAGATGTTTATTATGCTTGAGCCATCCAATATTTCCATGCAAGAATGTTCTTAGAAGGAATGGTCTCCAACCATCTTGTGTAACTTTACAGTCAATCCTGAGGCGGTATCGAATGTCCACAGGCACTAATTCCTCAATAAACTTTTCTGTAACTGCTCCTCTGTCATATTTTTTATCAGAAGAATACTGTACAAACTTCTCTGTTTTCCCTTCCGCCTTTGGAAAATCAGTACCGAGTAGCTCCCGGAGCATATCATTGATTCCCTGAGTAGTATTCGTGGTTCCATCAAGTTTTTTATGAGCTTTCTTTGCCTTTGAAACAAAAGCACCATTACCTGAATTAGATACCCGCTGATTGCTTCCGATAGCAAACCAATAGTTCTGATCAGAATTTTGATTTTTAAGATATATATACATATCTGTCAGAATTTTCAGGTAATCATTAGTATCACAATCAGAAAAGTTGCCATTGTCCTGAAAAAAATTATATACCAACGTATCAATAAGAAGACCACCCATTTCAATTCCAACATTATTTTTCCAACTTCTGATAGCATGACAAAAGTCGTAATAGATTTCTGTTGAATCTAAATTGCATTGTTCACATTCAGACTGTTCACTCAAAGGATCTGTGTATTTCCAACTCCCGTCATCATGTGTGTCTGGATATTTAAAGCTATCATCTAACTGCTTGAAGCCGGGAACTAATTCCACTGTATACTTATTAAAATTAATGACTACAACCTGTCCGTCACCACTCATATCGGTTTTAGGATATTTTTCTTTTAATACATTTTTAACGTCCTGAAGGAGAGCAGACTGTCCATTGCTGTCATAGTTGTTGTATTTCGTATAAACACTATTGGGCATATCGAACAGAATGTCAAGATCACTGCTCCCCGCAATCGCTGTTTTTCGGCCAACAGAGCCGACGATATACATATGGGATTCAGAATCTCCGTCAAGATCATAGTAGTGGTTATTAAGTTTTTTTGCAATGTCACCTGTCGTCTTTTCCATGTCGGACAGGTTATCCAATTGAATGTTATCGCAAAACATTCTGAAATCATTAGGTAAGGACATACTCTATTTGATTTCTCCTCTCAAAGTGGGTGGAAGAAAATGATCGATTTCCTCCGCCGTATAAGTGTACTCATCTTTTGCTTTCAATGCAGTACTAGCCATTTTCACAGCCTCATTTGTAGTTGATGGGGCATCAACGTAAAGTGCATTTAATTTTGTTATGATAGTTTTGTATTCTGTATCAACTTGTTCTAAATTTGCTCCCATATGTAATTCTGCAATAATATGAAGAAGTTGATTTCGAATTACGACAAACTTATTGGCAACTATCCTATGCTGCTGTTCCATTTTTTTCAGATTAAAGCTCTTTAAATAAGTAGTCATGAAAAGCGTACCAAAAGAAATGAGTGCTGTCAGAATTTTGGGAATAGTTTCATCAACAAAAATGGTCGTGATGATTCCGCATGATGTAACTGCCGCGAGAAAAATATTAATTGTCTCAAAACAATTATATCTTCCGGCATAGATATCTGCCTGTTTTTCCTGAATCTTATGCGTCCAAACAACACTGGCAAAATTTTGTCGTACTTCTTCAAGTAGAATTTGATTCTTTCTATCCATTTCGTAACCCCCATCACATGGTTCCATCATGCTTTTATGCCTATAAACTATTTTTGTGAATACTTCTCGTATTTTCCCATAAAGAATTTATCTGTAATCATTGGTCATATAAGTATCACTCTTCTGCCATCTTTTGCCAAACTTTCCCTAAGCATTCAATACTATCTTTGGTATTGACCTCCATACCGCTTCCTGGTGCTTGCCAAACTGGTGAAAATGTCCCATTAACTGTTTCGCTATTGAACTGATTCAACATTGTTTCTTCAAATGTTATTGTATTATTGCTTTTTGATTCACTCTCCCTTAACCAGTGCCAAGAACCAATGTTGTTATAAACAAATGTATCTATAACAATACCGGACAAATGGTAGCTAGAAAAGCACTTGTTTCTTACATATCTTATTTGTTTACAGGTATCAAAAAATAAGCCATTACTCTCCTCCGGCTTATTTTTATTCTTCATTGTCTCTTGCTCTTTTTTAGGATTTGTACTTCTCCAATTCCCACCCATGTTGCTATCCGGGTAAATATACATAACATCTCCCCATATTCCAGTATGTTTAAACGCAGGTAATAGTTCTAACTTCATACCATCAGAAAATTTAACAACAACAACTTGCCCATTTCCGTGAATATCAGTATTGGGATATCTAGAAAGTATACTTTCTTTAACCGCCTGAATTAAGCGCGACTGACCATTTCCTTTTAAGGTATCATATCGATTGTATTCATTTTTAGGTAATTCCAACAGTATATCAATATCACTGGTACTAATGGCTGTTCCTCTACCATAAGAGCCAACATACAGACTATGCGTTGTATCACTGCCACTGTTCCAAAATTCTTTATTTAGCGATTTAGTTATCGTATGATATCTTTGGGAAATCAAGCTTCTTGTATCGCTATCAATTCTATTTATGTTTTGTGTAACAGAAAAACTCATCATCGACTCTCCTCACCTTCTACTGTTTTAAATTATCATTATTTTAATTATAGCATGATCCTCTGAGAAAAAAAGAAAACATAGTTAAAAAATACTGCAATACTTACGATTTTCTACCGTGCGACTTTTTAGCGATTATACTTTTATTCCTGTCCCATCTCTGAATGTCCCCTGGATATTATCTTTGTTGTTCACATTAATAAATCATTCTTCTTTAACTCCGATATCAAGGTAATTTCCCAAGTAGTTACAGTTTCGTTGCTAAGTTATGTCACGCGTCGCAGTAGCACCAAAACAAAAGTATGCAAAGAAGACTCATATGCTAATTTCGGCGTCTTTTACACGCATATGTTCGTCCCATCCTTAAACGTCACTTTGATATCCTCTTTGCCATAGACCGTAATGGAATCAACCAAACTGCACCACAGACGTTCATCAAATTCTCCTATCAAGTTCTGCCCCTTAAGATTATCAATGAAAACTCCCAATTGCTCGTTCCGTAACCGTCTACCTTTTATTTTTGCGGTAACTGTTTCATATTGTTCCTTTGTCTTATCATATCGGGTGACGAGGCCATCGTAACGTTTTTGGTATTCCGTCTGGTCTTGGGAAACCCGTGCATTTTCCGCAATACAATTTTTCGTCATATCAGTAAGTGCAATCAGATCCTGATTCAGCCGTTCTTGTTCGCTTTCAAGATTTGCTGTATCACACAGTTGTTCCCGTATCATCTGTATATTGGAAATGATTTCGTTCTTATTCCCAACCAGTTTATTCACAGCTTTTACAAAAATAGCTTTGATATCTTCTTCGGTAAGGTGCGGCGTTTTGCAGTGATGCTTGAATTTATCATTGCAGCGGTAGATAGTCCTGCGGTATTTATCGTTGGAATGCCAGACTTTAGCTCCGTACCAGCCGCCGCAGTCGCCACATTTTATCTTCGACGAAAAGATGCTGACTCCGCTGTGCCGCTTGCCGCCACGTCTTTTTACTTCTTCCTGTGCTAAGTCAAATATCTGAGGACTGATGATGGCTTCATGATCATTTTCCACATAGTACTGTGGCACCTCGCCCTGATTTGCTTTTGTTTTCTTAGTCAGGAAATCTACTGTATAGCGTTTTTGGAGAAGCGCATCGCCTTTATATTTCTCATTTGTAAGAATACTTCTGACGGTGCTTGGACTCCATACATCGCACCCTGCCGGAGTTTTAATACCCTGCCCCGTCAAATCACTAGCAATGGAGTGAAAGGTATATCCGCTAAGATACAGCCTGTAAATCAGTTTCACGGTCTTTGCCTGTTCCCTGTTGACGACCAGATTGCCATCCGGCCCTTTGTCATACCCAAGGAACTGCTTGAACGGTACGCTGACCTTACCGTCGGCAAAACGTTTCCGTTGGCCCCATGTTGTGTTCTCGGAAATGCTCCGGCTTTCTTCCTGGGCAAGCGAGGACATGATGGTGATGAGCAGTTCGCCCTTGGCATCAAGCGTCCAGATATTTTCCTTCTCGAAATAAACTTCAATCCCCTTATCCTTAAGTTTTCGCACCGTTGTCAGGCTATCCACGGTATTCCTGGCAAACCGGCTGACAGATTTTGTGATAATAAGGTCGATCCTATTATCCAGCGCATCCCTTACCATCGCATTGAACCCGTCACGGTGACGGGTATTAGTTGCCGAGATTCCTTCATCCGTGTATATGCCGGCAAACTCCCAATCATGCCTGCCCTTAATATACGAGGTATAATAATCAACCTGTGCCTCATAGCTTGTTACCTGATCCTCATGGTCTGTCGATACACGGGCATATCCCGCCACTCTCCGTTTTCGGTGGCTATTAATAGGTTCTGCTGTGTAGCGGCTGATGACTGCCGGAATGGTATGTACTCTTCGCGCTTCCACTATTTTTTCCACCTCCCTTCATGTATTCAGCAATTTCCCGTTTTAACCGGTGGCAAACGGCAGCTTGTTCTCCTGCCATCGGTAAAACAGAATGTCAGTTCATCAGCTTTTCCAGTTTCAATATGGTCTATCTGATTCCGAAACACAGCATCATCAAATGCTGGCAATCCAAGCACCGTTGCTGCCATCTGCTTCAATGGTTCTTCCCGTATACCCGGAATCGTGCAGGATTTCCCCGAAAGCTTACATCGCCAATAAGCGACGCTTCCGTTTTTCCGTTTATCCAGACAACGTTTGAAGCAGATGTTACATTGAACGCATAGAATCCGATCTGTAAAAACAGAATACCGCTCCGATTTACCACTCATCCGGTACTGCTTCGTCCAAACCCGCTGTCTGTCCTTGAGTTTTTCCGTCCAGCGATCCTTGTTGGCAGTCGATTCCCAGTGCCGGACAATTTCCCGCCCATCTTTCATGTTAAATATCATGACATGATATTCCGGCACAGTGATGGTATCAACTTTTTCAAGAAATACATTTTTATCAAAATTCTGCAATCCAAGAACAGCCGCGCACTCCCGTTCCAGCACGATTTGCGGAATAGTTCCTTTTGCGCCACAGTTCTTTCCTTTATATTTATGGGATGTACATCCCCAGTACCCGATATGCTGCCCTTTATATTTCCGTTTGCTACTGACGTAACTTTTTCCACAAATACCGCATTTGATTTTTCCCGTAAAGCATGTCGTATGCAATGACTTATTGGCAAATGACCCTAATTTGCATCGGCGTGCCATTTCTTTTTGTACATAATCGAACGTTTTCTTATCAATAATAGCTTCATGGGAATTTTCGACAAAATACTTTGTCCTCTCGCCACGGTTTTTCCGTTCTTTTTTGGTAATAGGATCTTCTATATATGTTTTCTGGAGCAGGAGATTCCCGGTATAGGTAATATTGGTAAGTACCTGCTTGATGCTGGGATCACCCCAATTATTACCATGCCTGGTTTTGATGCCCTTCGCCGCAAGCTCCCATCTTGTCTCAACCCGTGATTTCCCGTCAAGAAAATTTTGGTATATTCGCCTTACAACAGCTGCTTCCTCCGGAACAATTACGAGTTTATCCCCTTCCCATCGATACCCATATATAAAGAACTTTGCAGGCGGCATGCCCTGTTGGAACCGTTTCTGCACCCGCCATTTGATATTCTCGCTGATGGACCGGCTTTCTTCCTGGGCAAAGGATGCCAGGATGGTCAGCATCAGCTCACCTTCGCCGCTCAGGGTATGGATGTTTTCCTTTTCAAACCATACTTCGACGCCGATATCCTTTAAATGGCGTACCGTGTTCAAAAGGTCAACCGTATTTCTGGCAAACCGCTGGATAGCTTTTGTAAGGATAATATCGATTTTCCCTGCTTCTGCAACAGCGATCATTTTGTTGAATGCATCCCGCTTCGCCATTCCCGTACCGGAAATGCCATAGTC